TAACTCAAGATTTTATAATCAGTGGGGAGACTTCCATAGATTAAGACTATACGCAAGGGGTGAGCAGTCGGTGGCCAAGTACAAGAACGAGATGGCTGTTGACGGTGACCTTAGTCACCTGAACCTAGACTGGACTCCAGTACCTATCATACCAAAGTTTGTTGACGTTGTTGTTAACGGAATGAATGACAGACTGTTCAAGGTTAAGGCATACGCACAGGACTCTATATCACTACAGAAGAAGACCAAGTATCAGGACATGATACAGGCTGACATGTTGTCAAAGGATATTCTTACAGATATCAAGAACAACCTAGGAGTTGATGCGTTTGATACAAATCCAGAAGAGCTTCCAGAGAACGACGAGGAGCTTGCTCTTTATATGGAGCTTAAGTACAAGCCAGCGATAGAGATTGCTGAGGAGGAGGCCATAAATACAATTCTAGATCAGAATAAATACAACGAGACAAGAAAAAGAATAGACTACGACATTGCCACGCTAGGAATTGGTGTTGCAAAGCACATGTTCCTTCCAGGAGCTGGTGTAAAGATTGAGTACGTAGATCCAGCAAATATAGTATATAGCTACACAGAGGATCCAAACTTTAAGGACTGCTTCTACTGGGGAGAGATAAAGACAGTTCCAATAACAGAGCTTGTAAAGATAGATACTACCTTAACTAATGAACAACTTGAAGAGATTTCTAAGTATAGTCAGTCTTGGTACAACTATAATAATTCATCCCAGTTTTATAACAACAGCCTCTTTAGTAAGGACTCTGCTACACTGTTATATTTTAACTATAAGACTACCAAGAAGATAGTATACAAGAAGAAGAATCTAGACAATGGAAACTTCAAGATAATAGATAAGGAAGACACGTTCAATCCTCCACAGGAGATGATGGACGAGGGTAACTTCGAAAAAATAGAGAAGACTATAGACGTTTGGTACGATGGTGTTATGGTTATGGGAACTAACATAATGCTTAAGTGGGAGTTATCAAGAAATATGGTAAGGCCTAAGTCCGCATCTCAGCATGCAATACCAAACTATGTGGCTGTTGCTCCAAGGATGTACAAGGGAGCTATAGAGTCACTAGTAAAGAGGATGATACCATTTGCTGACCTTATACAGGTTGTACACCTAAAGCTACAGCAGGTTATATCTAAGGTTGTACCTGATGGTGTATTCATTGACGCTGACGGTATTAACGAGGTAGACCTTGGTACTGGATCGGCATACACTCCAGAGGACGCGCTTAGATTGTACTTCCAGACTGGTAGTGTTATTGGTAGGAGCTACACAGGAGACGGTGAGTTTAACAACGCAAGGGTTCCTATACAGGAGCTTAACTCTAACAGTGGACAGGCCAAGATATCTAGCCTTGTAGGAAGCTACAACCACTACCTAGGAATGATTAGGGATGTAACAGGACTTAACGAGGCACGTGACGGCTCTATGCCAGATCCAAACTCTTTGGTTGGAGTACAGAAACTAGCGGCACTTAATTCGAATACAGCTACAAGACACATACTAGAGTCTAGTCTATACATAACTAAGACTCTGTCTGAGGCTATATCTTGTAGGGTTGCTGACATACTAGAGTACTCAGACTTTAAGGAGGAGTTCATCCTTCAGATAGGTAAGTACAACGTGAGTATACTAGAAGATATAAAGGACTTACATATACACGACTTCGGTATATTTATAGAGGTTGCACCAGACGAGGAGGAGAAGGCTCAGCTAGAGGCTAACATTCAGATGGCTCTGTCTAGGGATGCTATATATCTAGAGGATGCTATAGACATCAGAGAGATCAGAAACCTTAAGCTGGCTAACCAGTACCTTAAACTTCAGAGAAAGAAGAAGGAGGAGACCATTCAGAAGAACCAACAGGCTCAGCAGGAGATGCAGGGCAAAATTCAGCAGCAGTCACAACAAGCTGCAGCTCAGAATGCGTTGCAAGCAATACAGGCAGAGACACAGTCTAAGATGCAGATCAAGCAGGCAGAGGTAGGATTTGATATTGAGAAACTTAAACAAGAGGCCCAGCTTAAGATGGAATTAATGCAAATGGAGTTTAATCTACAGATGCAACTAAAGGGCGTTGAAACAGAACAGCTTAATCAGAAAGACACACTTAAGGAGAAGGCTAAGGACAAGAGAATAAGCATACAGAACACACAGCAGTCAAAGCTAATTGATCAGCGTAAGAATAATCTTCCACCAGTAAACTTTGAGTCAAACGAGGATAGCTTGGATGGATTCGATATGGCTGAATTTGAACCAAGATAAATAACTAACTTTGCAAAAAAAATAAAATGAGTACAGTACCATCAGGAACAAGATTTATAGGTATAGCAGAAAATGTTAACCTTACAGAAAGAAAGTCAGCAGTGTTAAATACAGAAACACAGCCTTATACTATTCAAGATATAGCAGACACAGTTGGTGTTGGAGCGCAGGGGCCACAAGGTGTTCAAGGACCTGCAGGACCGTTAGGACCAGTTGGACCTGCTGGATTAAACTGGCAAGGGGCGTGGGTTTCAGGTACATCATATGTTGCAGATGATGCTGTAGGATATGGAGGAGCGTCTTACTTTTGTATACTAGCAACTTCTGGAACTACAACTCCAAACCTAGCTACAACAAACTGGGCACTGTTAGCCTCTCAAGGAGCACAAGGTATTCAAGGTGTACAAGGACCTACTGGGGCGCAGGGAGCTTCTGGTGGAGCTGGAACGTTACAGCAGACTGTAGATAATGGAAACGAAGTAAACGATGGTTTTGGAAACATAACTAAAATTTATAGCGGAGCAATAGAAACTATAGATATAGCTGGACGTATAACTATTGGTTCTGATGTGGATTTACAAAAAGGAATTTATACTGCTAAAATATACAACCCAGGTAATCATACAGCAAATAGAACATATACATTGCCTGACGCTTCAGGAACTGTTGCTTTAAAAACATGTAATGAAACAGTTATATTGTTGTCATATGACGGAACAAGTTTTACATACACTAATGTTATTAATGAGTTAGGAGTTACAATTACATTTTTAGTCACAAGTGGTACTTTATATTGCACATTATCATCAAGTGTTTTAACACTAAATAAAACAATAATATGGGCTAGTTCTTTTACTGAGTTCGGTGGTTATTTAACACAAGCATCAAGAGATAGCGGTAATTCGTTTAGATTAGATCTTACAAATACAAATGGAACTAATGATACATTTCCAACATCATTTTATGATTTACCTATAAGAATACAAGTTTACAATTAAATTAAAAATAAAATCAAATGGAAAATTTCACAGTTAGAGACTTAGGAGTCTCTGAGCAAAAGTCTATTCAAGAGGTAGAGCAACAGTTGTTAGATCAACACGAGGAAAAGTTTAGTCAGAATGTTCAACAGGATGAGCCGATTATTACAACTGAACAAGTTGAAGAGGTAGGACTAAAGGACGAGGATGTACTTTCGTACATTAAAAACAGATACAATAAAGAGGTAACATCAATTGATGAGTTATTTCAAAAGAGAGAGGAAACAGAGGAGTTGCCAGGCGACGTGTCTGCATACTTCAAATATAAGAAAGAGACTGGACGTGGGATAGAAGACTTTGTTAAGTTAAACAGGGACTACAGCTCAATGGATTCAGACTCATTGTTGGCAGAGTACTACTCACAGACAGATGAAGATCTAGACGATGAGGATATCGCTTATATGATTGAGGACAAGTTCTCGTACGACGAGGATTTAGACGATCCAAAGGATATCAAGAAGAAGGAACTCGCCAAGAAGAAAGAGCTTGTTAAGGCCAAGAAGTACTTTGAGGATTCAAAGGAGGCATATAAGATACCAGTTGAGTCAGCTGGAGGTCTTGTCTCTGAAGATGAGAAAGAGACCTACAACGCCTACAAGAAATATGTTCAAGATTCGCAGAGTCAACAAGAAGAAAATTACAGAAAATCTGAGTATTTTCAAAAGAAGACGGAGGAGCTTTTCTCTGATGATTTCAAAGGTTTTGATTTCGTTATAGGAGATAAGACAGTTAAGTTTTCACCTGGAGATGTTAAGGAGACTAAGAAAATTCAATCAGATGTTTCAAACTTTATATCTAAGTATATAGATGCAAATGGAATGATATCTGATCCTGTTGGTTACCACAGATCATTAGCAGCTGCTATGAACCCAGAGAAGATGGCCACGTTCTTTTACGAACAGGGCAAGGCTGAGGCGTTATTAGATAATGCAAGAAAAATTAAGAACATTGACATGGATACCAGGAGTACTCCGCAGTCAATCAGCCAATCTGGTTTTAAAGTTGTAGCTACTGAAAGTGATAGCGGAAGAGGACTAAAAATAAAAAGTAATAGAAACAATTAAAACACAAAAACATGCCAGCACAAGTAGCAAGCACCCCAGGGTTCGCATTACAACCAAGCGCAACGAGACAAACTCTTGCAACAAATTACATCACGGACTTCAACTTCTTGAACCAGTATCTTCCTGATACTTACGAGAAAGAGTTCGAACGATATGGAAATCGCTCAGTAGCATCTTTCTTAAGAGCTGTTGGAGCTGAGATGCCATCTACATCAGACCTTATCAAGTGGGCTGAACAAGGGCGTCTACACACTAAGTACGTTAACTGTGCCTCTGGAGCAGCAGCTGGAGCTGATACTGCAACAATCACAGTTTCTGACACATTGATCCCATCTTCTAACCTTTCTGGTACTGCTAGAATTGCGTTTAAAGTTGGACAAACAGTATTGATCTCTGACAACGCGTCTTCAAAATCAAACAAGGGTATCATCACAGCTGTTGCTTCTGGTGCTAACACATTTGATGTTGCTTACTACGCAGCTGCAGGACAAACATTTGCAGCTACAGATACTGTAAGTTGTTTTGTATACGGTTCTGAGTACAGAAAAGGAAGTGAAGGAGTTATTGAGTCTGTTGAGGCTTCTGACTCTATCTTCTCTAACAACCCAATCATCATCAAAGAGAAGTACGCTGTTACTGGATCTGACATGGCTCAGATTGGATGGGTTGAGGTTACAACTGAGAACGGTGCTACAGGATTCTTGTGGTACATTAAATCAGAGCACGAAACTCGTTTACGTTTCGAGGATTACTTAGAGATGTCTATGATCGAGGCAGTTCCTGCTGAGACAGCTTCTGGAGCTATTGCTACTACTGGAGCCGTAGGAAACAAAGGATCTGAAGGTATGTTCTACGTTATTGGAAACAGAGGTAACGTATTCAGTGGTGGTAATCCAACTGCATTGTCTGACTTTGATGAGATCATCAAGAGACTTGACAAGCAAGGTGCTATCGAGGAGAACGTGTTGTTCATCAACCGTCAATTCTCTTTCGACATTGATGATATGTTAGCATCTCAAAACTCTTACGGAGCAGGTGGTACATCTTACGGTTTGTTTGATAACGACAAGGAGATGGCATTGAACTTAGGGTTCACAGGTTTCCGTAGAGGTTATGACTTCTACAAGACTGACTGGAAGTACTTAAATGATGCAGCTCTTAGAGGTGGTATCGTTGGTGGTGCTATCAATGGTGTATTAGTTCCAGCTGGATCTACTACAGTATACGATCAGGTTCTTGGTAAAAACGCTAAACGTCCATTCTTACACGTACGTTACAGAGCTTCTGAGACAGAAGACAGACGTTACAAGACTTGGATCACAGGTTCTGCAGGTGGAGCACAGACTTCTAGCTTAGATGCAATGGAGGTTCACTTCTTATCTGAGAGAGCTTTATGTACATTAGGAGCTAATAACTTCTTCTTGTTCACAAACTAGAATAAATAGTTAGGGATGCGGCGGTAATCGCCGCATTCTTTTTAATAAATTAAATCACATCAAATGAAAAATCAATCAGTACCAGTAGATAAGATCTACATTCTAAAGGGAGACACAACTCCACTTACTTACATGTTGTCATCAAGGAATACACGTAGAGCACCTCTACTTCACTTTGATGGAAAATCAAACAGGGCATTACGATATGCTATAAACCAGAAGACACCATTCGAGGAAGAACAGGACGGAAACTCTATACTAGAGCCAATTGTCTTTGTTGATGGGGCACTAATTGTTCCTAAAACAAATCCTGTGTTACAGGAGTTCTTATCTTTACATCCAGGTTATGGAGACATATTTGAGGAGGTAAACAATGAGAAGAATGCTGCAAGCGATATCGAATACTTTAATGCAGAACTAGACGCTTTATTGGCAGCTAGAGAGTTAAACATAGAGATGCTAGAGGCAGTATCTAGAGTTTTATTAGGGGCAAACATCGAGAAGATGTCCACAGCAGAGCTTAAGAGAGACGTGTTTGTTTACGCTAAGTCGTACCCAACAGATTTCTTGAGTATGCTTAACGATCCTATGTTGAAGCTACAGAATACCTGTGCTAAGTTCTTTGAGTACAATATAATTGTTATGAAGAATAAGGATAGAGACATTTACTTTAACTTACCACAGAATAAAAAGAAGGTTCTAACCGTCCCATATGGGGAGGATAAAAATTATATACTGGCATCATACCTTCAGACAGACGAAGGGATTGAGGTTCTTAAGTTATTAGAAAATCACGTAAAGTAATTGAAATTAAACACTCCAAAATAAGGGGTGTTTTTTTTGCTATCTTTGTAAAAAGTTTTTAATAATGATAGACTCAGTAAGAAACACAGTCCTGGCTGCTGTAAATAAAAATAATTTTGGATACATAACCCCAGATGACTTTAATTTATATGCTAAGCAGGCACAGATAGATATATTTGAAGATTATTTTTACCAGTACAACACGTGGATAAATAAGATGAACAATAGACAGTCTGGTACTGGATATGCGGACATGGTTAAACTTGTAGAGGAGGTCATAGATAGCCTATCTTCTACCGCAACGCTTGACCCACTTGGGTTAGGTTCAAACATATTCGAGCTTCCTGAGGACTACTACTACTCAAATACAATTAGATACGGTTCAAAGGAGATAGATAGACTATCACATGACAAGGTATTAAACCTACTTTCGTCTAATCTAACATCACCATCTAAGTCATATCCAGCCTACACTCAGGAGGGAAATTATATTACAGTGTACCCAGATACAATTACATCTAATGTTAAGTCTCAGTACATAAGAATACCAAAGGATCCTAAGTGGACATATATAATGGTTAATGGGGCTCCTATATTTAATCAAAATAGTGACTACCAAGACTTTGAGCTTCCTCTTACTGACGAGCCTCTACTAGTGGCAAAGATATTAAAGTATGCTGGCCTATCTATTAGAGAGGGTGATGTGTACCAATTTGGCACTAACGAGCAGAATAGTAATAAACAAATACAAGGATAATAATGGCATACTTAACTGGTTATCAGTACTATGAAAATTCTGGAGAGAATCCAGAGGGAGAGAACTGGGGTTCGTACCAGTACCTGTCTCTAGAGGATGTTGTAAATAACTTTATGTTGATGTATGTTGGTAACGACAAGTTAATAAACAACGTGTCAAGATACAATGTACTGTTCCATGCAAAGAGAGGTATTCAAGAGATAAATTACGATGCACTTAAGGAGATAAAGGTTCTTGAGATAAGTATATGTGACGACCTTAAGTTTGTTCTTCCAGATAATTATGTAAACTACGTAAGGATTTCCTTATATAAGGACGGAATACTTCGTCCACTTACAGAGAACATACAGACAAACTATAGTAACAGTTACCTACAGGACAACAACTGTAGAATTTTATTTGATCAGGATGGTGATATCTTAGAGGGTACGTCTATTATGGACAACGATAGAATAACTAACCAACAGAAGACTATGTATCCAGGATCTGGTCCGTTTAGTGGCAGAGAGGGTTTCAATTACAATGGAATGTGGTACTTCGACTACCCTATTGGTTCTAGATTTGGTCTTAATACAGAAACAGCTAACATTAATCCTACATACAGAATTGATAAGAAGTCTGGAGTTATAAACTTTGGTTCTGGAATGGCTGGTGAGCTATGTATCCTTGAGTACGTTTCAGATGGTATGGAGAACGGTGACGACTCTAGCGTAAGTGTAAACAAGATGGCAGAGGAGTTTATATATGCTTATATTAAGTACCAGATACTTAACTCTAAGTTTGGTGTTCAGGAGTACGTTGTACAGAGAGCCAAGAAGGAGAAGACCGCTATACTAAGGAACACTAGAATAAGAATTGGAAATATTCACCCAGGCAGACTTCTTATGAATATGAGAGGTAAAGATAAATGGATTAAATAGATATGGCAGATGCACTAAATACAGCTGAGGCATTATTCTATGCTGGTAAAATGAATAAGGATCTTGACGAGAGATTTATTAAACCAGGTGAATATATTGACGCTTTAAATATAAGAATTGGATCATCAGAGCTTGGAGCCTCTAGCAACTCAGACTTAGGAAGTGTTGGTGCTATAGAGAACTCTAAGGGAAATACTCTACTAACACCAAACATACAGTACATAAGTGGTGATGCTAGATGTATAGGTGCGTACGAGGACAGTTCAAAAGAGACCATATATTGGTTTGTAACATCTACAGATGCTGACCTTGTCTTGTCATACAACACAAACACTAGCACTTTATTTTACCACCTAGTATCTTTATCGTTAAATCCTATTTTAAAATTCGATAAGGATTACCTTATAAACGGTATTAATAAGATTGACGACTTATTGTTTTGGACGGACAACTTGAACCCTCCAAGGAGAATTAATGTAAATAGCAGCTACACTACATTTGATGAGAGTGACATATCTGTTATAGTTGCTCCACCTATGAGTGCTCCAGAAGTTTCGTTATATGACTCTGGAGGAGATGAGAACTATGTTCTAGAAAAATTTCTATCTTTTTCGTATAGGTACAAGTATGACAATGGAGAGTACAGTGCTCTTTCTCAGTTTTCAGACATAGCATTTGAGCCAAAACAGTTTGATTTAGATTATAATAATTTTGAAAACTTAGGAATGACAAATTCTTTTAATTCAATAATTATAAAGTTTAATACTGGTCCAAGACAGGTTGTAGGTATAGACGTATGCTTTAAATCTTCAGACTCAAATATAATAAATGTAATAGAAAAGTTTGATAAGAAAAAAGAGGGATGGTTAAATAACTATCCAAATCAGTCATTAGTATTTACAAATAGAAAGATATATACTGTACTTTTAGAGAGTGAGTTGTTGAGATTATATGATAATGTCCCTAGGATAGCAAAGGCTCAGACATCTATTGGAAATAGGATAATGTATGGGAACTACGTAGATGGATACGATGTAGGTCAGGTAAACTATTCACTAGATGTTGTAAGCACATATGCATCAGAAGACACGGTAAATGTCACATATAGTAATGGAATTCCATATACAATAGATACGACTAAAAATATTCCGTTATCTATGTTAAATATAGATCTTACAGGAAAGAGTTTAAAAAAAGATTATGCATTAATAATTAATTTTGAAATTATACATGACTCGTACTCTGGAAATCCTGCATTTAATACTACTGAATCTCCAGGTCCAGGTTCTGCAAATAACTTTTCATATTCGTTTATTTTTGTATTGTCAAAAGACTATAGCTCTGTATTTGAGATGGCTACAAGTCAGGAATTTAAAGACGCAGTATCAACTCACAAGCCATACGCTGATGCAACTAAAGGGAACTCTCTAACAGATGTGTATAACAGGGATAAAGTTGGAAAACCAGGTGATGGAACATATCCTCAGTGGTACGATATAGATAGTGGAATAACATCGATAGGAGGGGCGTTCTTAATAGATGCTACACCAGGTAGCAATATAATTGGGATACAGTGCCCTGCTGTAAAATTTGAAACAGAGTTTCCAACTGGGACTTTTTTATATGCGTATCAGTACTTTAAGAATTCAGTTACAGATGCTTTTTTTGCCAAATTAGGAGCTAAGAGAAGTTTACACAGTAATAGAGATTACGAGCTTGCAATTGTGTATATGGATAATTATCTAAGAAGTTCTACAGCTCTTGTTGATACAAATAACACAGTATATATAGGTCCTAATAATTCAGACTCTATAAATAATATTAGGGCTACAATATATAGCCGCCCTCCTGATTGGGCTACAAAATATAAGTTTGTTCTAAAGCAGTCTGTATCTTCTTATGAGACCGTGTATTCAGGATTATTTTATCCTGATACTGCAGAAGAGATATGGTTTAAATTAGAGGGTGAGAATAGACAGAAGATAGTTGAAAATCAAACGCTTATAGTTAAGTCTGACACAAATGGTATTGTTAACAATCTTATTGAGACAACTGTTTTAGGTCTTGTATCTCAGCCTAATAATTTTATAATCGGAAATAAGAATGAGGGTGGTTCAGAGATAATTGAGCCTTCAGGATTGTATATGAAACTTAGACCGTCAGGTTTTTCTGCAGAGTATGATCCTGACTCATTTAGATGGCCTGGACGTATAGCTAATAGAAATTACGTTCAGTATTACTTTGATGAGTTAAATCCAAAATTTAAACCACTTATAGCAGTATCTCCAACAAATAGACAGTATAGACCATTTGCAATTCCTGCTGGAAGTCAGATATCTTTTTACGTTCATGCGGATAGAAACAGAAGAGGAAGCAGTTGTGATAGTTATTTTTACACATACTCAAAAAACTTCGTATCAGGAAACAACTACGACAATATGTTCGACTGGTTTAATGCAGAGGGACCTAATCTGAATGAGATGACTCAAGGTGGCGGAGAAGGATCTCTTGGTAATCCAGTTGTCCGTACAACATTTTTAGGATGGTCAGAATCTTTAAATGATTTAAGTGGAAACTTTGTAAATAATTTTTTATTTCAGGCAGAGAATGCAAGTACTGGAGACATAGAAATAAATAAATACGGACTTACTTATGAACAGGGAAGGCTTAGGTTTGTTGCAACAACAGGAATGCCTGGATGTAGTAGTCCAAATGGAAGAAGGTCTATGGTTAATGTAGATATAAAGGTTCAGACGGCAGCTGGAGTTTTAATATTTGAGACTAAAGCAGAGCCTTCAAACGGTGAGATATACTTTGAGAACAGTCAGAGCTTTGATATAGTTGATGGGTATCACATGAGTGGAAGTAGAGATAATGATCAGAATCAGACTGAGTCTCAGAATGCGATTATAGACTTAGAATTCTTTAACTGTTTCTCATTTGGAAATGGAGTTGAGAGTTATAAGATAAAAGACACTCTAACTGGAGCTCCATTCTACTTAGGTAGCAGGGTTACTGCAGTATCTCAGGAAGACTTTAAGGAGGCTCACAGGTACGCTGGTATTACATACAGCGGTATATATAACGCAGAGACAAATCTAAATAAACTTAACGAGTTCAACCTAGCCCTTGTAAACTGGAAGGACTGTGAGAAGTCGTTCGGACCAATTAATTTGATGCATGGAAGGAAGACAGATGTACTTGTGCTTCAAGAGGATAAGGTATCAAATGTGCTGGTTGGTAAGAACTTACTTTCTGATGCAGCTGGAGGTGGAGCGATAACAGCTACGCCAGAGGTTCTTGGAACTCAGATAGCTAGGATAGAGGAGTACGGAATAAGTAGTAACCCAGAGAGCTTTGTTGTGTACGGGTACGACTCGTACTTCACAGACACTAAGAGGAACGTGGTTCTTAACTTAAAGGGAGACGACTTAATTCCTATATCTAACACTGGAATGAGTAGCTGGTTTAGGAACAAGTTTAAGGATAGAGTTGGATACCAGAATATTGGAGGTTACGACCCGTATATGAAGGAGTACGTACTATCTCTTAATAACAATAAGTTACCATCAGAACCAATAGTCTACAACTGTGGAACAACAATATCTCAGCAAAATACATCTACTCCATCATTTTTTTATGTTGAGGTTGGAAGTATGATTGGTGATGTTGATATAGACTATAACTTCTCTAGTGGAAGCTCTGACATAATTGTTAGGTACAATGGGGCTGTGGTTGTAGACAGAACAATTACTGGAAGTGGATTCTATTCGTTCAATAAGACGCTGGTAGATCCAACCATAATAGAGGTGGAGATGTATCCTGTTGACGCTACTTATAGTATACTATTTAATTGTGCAGCATCTGAAGAGATCACAGTAGTTAGAATAGTTTTAAACTCTGTTGATGACCTAGGAAAGACCATACATAATAACTATAACTGGACGCTTGGATCTCACACAAGTTCAACTAATACTGACTTTGTAATAATGGAGAGCGACACTGTGTCTCTATACGATACAGATACAGCGATGGCATCTTTTGGACCTATACCTGCGTTTGGAAGTACAGTTAAAATGAGCTCTAATAAACTAACTGACGACACGTTTGTGTTTGATAATAATAACTTTAAGTATCTAGTGTCTGACACTCTATACTCAGAGAGTGAGGTTGACTTGTTAAAGTATGAATTAGACGTGGCGACTCCAGTTTTAAATCCATCAACTGGAAACTACGAGGCTAGCTTTTTATACGATAACCCAAACAGATACAAGTACCTGTACCTTGTGTGGGACTATATGATAAGCACATCTATAGATATATGTTATAACGAGTTGTCTTTTACTGAGGCGTGTAATTGCGTTTTATCAGATTATAACATATTAGATTATTCAGCAACAGATTATTCAGTAACAATTTAAAAATATATAAAAATGGCAACAAGATCAGCTTTAACAACATTAATAAATACAAATTTAGAGTCTGGAACAAGTATTACAGCAGAGTTACATAGAGAAGTAGAACAGGCTATTGTTGATTCTTCAGTTCCATATAACAGAGGTACAATACTATTAGGTGACCTTGACATATCTCCTGGAACTTTTACTACTACAGGAGATATATCATCAGCAGTCTGTTCTTCAACATTAACAGGAATATTATGTACAATGCAAAATGAAATGCCAAACACTAATTATTTAGTAAGATTACATGTTCAAAGTCTTGGCACTCTTTCATCAGATGCACAAATAATGTGCCCTGTATTTTCCACTGTATCAACAACTCAATTTAGATTTCATATATATGAAATAGGAAATTATACTCAAAATATAAAAATGAATGTTGAAGTAATATCATTAGATTAATATGATTGTATATATAGACTCGGCAAGTTTTTCAAATGCAACATCAGTATTCCTGGATGAGTTGCTAACTATTATAGCACCAGATGGGTACTACTCTGATGACTCTTACTATAGACAACAAATAGATGGTAAGTTAATAGATCTGCTTCCTTGTGTTGGTATATACACTGTGTCTATAACTGCTGTTGGAGAAACTACAGCAACCTTTAATGGAAACCTCATAAACAATGGTGGAGATGTTAACGCGGTTAGAGGATTCGTTTATGGAACAAGTACGAATCCAACTACTTCTAATAGTGTAATAACAGATACTGTAATGGCTCAGGGAACCTACTCGTTAAACGTGACTGGACTAACAACTGGAGTTACGTACTACGTTAGGGCGTACACTATAGTATTTGGAGAGACAATATATGGGGATGAGTTAAGTTTTACGACAGTAGCTACAGCAAACTTAACATACGTTAATGATGTATCACCTGACCCGCTATGTGGTAGCTCTGTATTAGTTACAATTAGTCCTAATGTAAATACTTTAGTAAATATTACAGCTTCCTTTGCATCAGGAGGAAATGCACTGTGGAATTCTGGCTATACTCCAGAGGCAGGAGTTACTGAAGTGTATTCAAATCTTTCAAATGATGTAGTAAGTGCTGGAGTTACTAAAAAATATAGATATGGTATAGCGGCAGGAGCAGGTAATACATATACAAGTAGTATAACTATTGTAGTTAAAAATGCTTCTACTAATGCAACTTTGGCTACCCATGTTTTTACTAGAACACATGATGGCACACAATGTTAAATATAGCAATAACAATATGGCAAACACAATAGCGTACAGCGACTCGTCTCAGGGGTGGACATCATTCTTCTCTTACATACCAGAAAAGATAATAGGGATGAACAGTTACCTCTATACATTTAAGGGAGGTAACCTGTACAGGCACAACACAAACGAGCTTAGAAATAATTTCTATGGGGAGCAGTATACATCAAAGGTTGCTGGAGTGTTCAACTTGGACCCGACATCTGTTAAGAATTTTAACACGTTCTCTACAGATAATGACACCCCATGGGACTGCACGTTCTATACAGACCTATCCAAGGGGCATATACTTTCCTCTCAGTTTGTTGAGAAGGAGGGTGGATACTTTGCGTACATAAGGAGCTCTTCAAATAGTAACGACTTAAGGCTGAGGTCTTCTCAAGGTATCGGTGTTCCAGTGTCTGTTGATTCGTCTAATACATCTGCTGTTGTAGTCACGTTCTCAGGAAATATAGGGAGCATTCTTAGTGTAGGAGATAACGTGTTAGCTGGTGCTATAGTATCTAATGCAGTATCATCAACTAGATTTATAGGTGTTGTAACGGCAAGGACTAGCAAGTCAATAACAATAAACACCACTGTTATAGGTGGAAGCCTTCCACTTGTAACTGATATGGTATTATATACAAAAAATATGGACGCTGAGTCTTATGGACTGAGGGGGTACTTCATGCAGTTTGAACTAGAGAATACCGCGACTAGTAGGATACAGCTGTACAATGTGCAGTCAAGTATTTTCAAAAGTAATCCTTAAAAATTCACTACCTTTGCAGTATGTATATACGAAAGTTAGAGCATAGCGACTACGACGATATATTGTCTAAGTGGTGGAAGGACTGGAGATGGTCAGCACCTCCAAGAGATTTCTTACCAGAGGATGCTACAGGGGGTCTAATTATATATGACGGAGAGGTTCCAGTTTGCGCTGGATTTGTCTACATGACAAACTCTAAGGTTGGATGGGTTGAGTTCATTGTCTCAAATATGGAGTACAAGGATAAAGAGAATAGAAAATTATATCTATCAACTCTTATTAACTCGCTAGGAAATATACTAAAGAACGTAGGGGCAAAGTACACGTACGTGTCTCTAAAGAACGAGAGTCTAATAAAAATATACGAGGAACTTGGTTACGTAAAGGGATCCCAGGGATGTTTAGAAATGATAAAACAATTATAGAATGGCAGTAGTAACAGGAACAGTTATAGGTGCGGTAGGAACATTAACCTCAGTAGGTATGAACCTATCGGCAGCGGCCAAGCAGTCAAAGGCTCAGTCTGCAGCAGAGCAGGCAGCTGGTGAGGCTGCAGCAAAGGCAGAAGCAGAGTACCAGAGAGAGTTTGCAGGTGGCGTACAGCTACCAATGGAGGCGTACCAACAGGCTGGAAGAGAGGGAACTGCACAGCAGATGCAGGCACTACAGGCACTACAGGAGTCTGACACACGGTCACTTGCTGCTGGTGTTGGTAAGGTTCAGGCAGCAGCCACAGAGGCTCAGACTGGAATAACAGAGCAGATGAGGGAAGATCTTTTTGCGTTAGAGTCTACTCAATTGAAAGAAAAGATGGCAAACAGGGACCAGATAGCTAGGATGAATGAGGAACGTGCTAGAGGTGCACAGATAGCTGCAGCAAATGCACAGGCAGCTAAGACAGCTGCTATTACAGGTGCTATATCTGGAGTTGCTAGTTTAGGTGAGCAGATTGTAAAGGCTGCTCCTTTGTTTAAAGGAGAAGGAGAAAAAGAAGATTTCTCGGGAGTTTATGTAGGAAACACAACAGGAATGGGAGGCTCAATTAATACAAATCAACAGTCTCCAGCTTCTAATAGATTTGGAGCTCCTGCTGCCGCTCCTCAAGCATTTGGACCACAGAATGCATATGGTATTTTTGAACAGTATCCTGGACTAACATATAATTCTAAATAAATAAATGGAATACTACGGATATAAGGACAGAGGTGAGGCAGGTAACCCTATAGTTGACTGGGGTAAGATTGCAAGCGACCTTACACAGAATCTAACAAAGATTGAAGAGGGTAGGGAGGCAAAGCGTAAGGAGATCGATGAGGTAACCCAAGGCTTTGTTGAAGAGATAGGCAAGGTTGACTTTGGTCATAGTCAGTCTATGGGCACGTTCATCCAAGACTCAGCAAACTCTACCAAGCAGTACACGCTACTACAACAGAAGTTACTCAAGCAGGGTAAGATAGACCCAAACCAGTACAAGATGAATCTTCAGAATCAGAAGGACTCATGGAATTCATTCACCAATGTAACAAAGAACTGGAACTCTAACTACGACAGGTTTGTGGATATGCAGGCCAAGGGACTAGTTGGACAGCAGGCCGCTGACCAGATGGAATTGTTAGGTAACATGCAGAACTTCCAGAATAAGAAATCCTTCATAGATCCAGCCAGTGGCAACTTATATGTTGCTGAGTATGACAAGGAAGGTAAGATAGATACCACAAAGTTTCAGCCACAGAGCGCAACTGGTATGTTTAAGATTATGGGAGATATTCCTACAAAAGTAAATATTACAGCTGAGGTTGCTAAGAATAATAAGATTGCAGAGTTCAAGAAGATGACTGCTGGAATGATGGTATCAGATCCAACAGCAAGACCAGAGTACACAAAAATGGCAGACCAGGTTGCTAACAGTGTTCTGTCAACAGACAGAGCTATTGGAAGCGTACTTATGGATACTGTGGGTGGATATACGACAACATACCAGCCAGATCCTAGTAAGTATACAGACGAAGAGAAGACAGCCGCTAAGGCAGGAAAACTGATCGTATACAAGAGAGACGGAACTGGAAACTACAACCCAGCCGACTTTACACCAGCACAGATGGAAGAGGCTAAGAAGGCTGTTAAGGACAACCTAAGGTCACAGCTTGGATACGAGGCTGAGCCTGTAAAGACTACAAGTGGAAGAGGTGGAGATAAGGGACTTACTGCTGGACAGTTGTTAGAGTACCAAGCTAAGCAACCTATATTTGGAGATCCAACTCCAGATAAAGGAATGAAAGGAAAGACTGTTGTAGATGTTAGAAACGCTGCTATCTCAATAGGTAAGAGTGGTGACGTTCAGAATATTACACAAATAGGATACTCTCCAAGACTCAAGAGTTTGTACTTATTATATGACAAATACACTGGTGTAAAGGACGAGTTTGACTTCGCATCAGGTAAAAAGATGAATACAGTAGTAGTAAAGGAAGGAGACCCTTCATTTAGCTCTATATTGAAACAGTTAAATGTTGATAAGGGGCAACTTCAAAGTTTAAAACCAAGTGGTGGTGCTACTAAAACAAAAAGCTCTTCTTATAAAATAAAAGGAAAGACATATACATTGAAGCAATTGACAGATATGGGATATACTGAAGAAGATGTTAAAAGTTATAAATTATAATTATGATAGACCCGCTAGGAATTAAAAAAAATGACCCGTTAGGTTTAAAAAAAAAAGTAGATTCAAAGCCTCTTTCTCAAGAGGAACTGTGGGGATCAGATTCACAACCTCAAGATCTGTATACTTCTTTGGCTACAGGCGCACAGGAACCTCAACAGGAATCGGATGGTTTAGGTGGGCCGCCTAAAATGAAAACCTTTACTGGACTTACACCTGAAGAACAACAGACTCTTCAGGCTAAACCTGCTATAAAAGTTTCAAAGTCTGTAGAATTAACAAGCAAAAGACTAAAACTACAGAACGAATTATCTAAGACAAAGGTAACTCCAGAAAATCAAGCTGAAATATCTAGAAAAACAGACGAACTATCTTCTATAGTAAAGGAACAAGATAAGATAGGTAAGACTAGACTTTCTGAGTTAGAACAACAGTTTAAAAGTTCTAAGGATGAGAACTCCGCAAATGCTGAAGCTGAAGAAAGGTTAAACAATCTTATAACAAAAACTGGTGTTTGGAATAATGTAAAGTCAACATCAATAGATGTATACAATAGCGTTGTAGATGAGTTATCTGCACTCACAGATGAGGTTGGGATTAAAGAATTAAAGGCAGACACTGATCCTCTATCAGAAGAAAAAAATAAAGTTATAAAGGATGCCTTAAAGAAAAAAATAAGATTAGATGAAAATCAAATAAACGAGGAAGCTAAAAAACTTTACAAGGAGAAGCAGGTAGAGTCTATAGAGACTGATAGGATAAACTCGTTTTTAGATGATTTAGATGATGATGATAAGAACCTGTTAAAACAAGATAGATATAATAGATCTGTTCACCTACAGGAAGACAATGTAAAACAAGAAAAAATAATAAATGCTTACGAAGTAGTAGGAAATAAAAAAATAAAAGAGTACCAAGATATAGAGAATGAGCTTCTTAATTTTAAATCTCAAAATAAGGAAGTTCCTAAGGAGTTGTATGACTCATATATTAACTTAGGATTTGAGATAAAGGGAATATCTAACAGTATATCTAAAAGACAAAAATTATTACAAAAAAATAAAGAAGACTTAGGTGATGTAAATCAAGAGTTTGATTTTTTCAAGAGACAGTACGGAGATGTAGAAAACTTTTTATTAAATACTGGTACTATGGCTAGAAAATTAGCTGTAAATACATTAGGAGGTCTTAATTATGTTGGATCTTTAGGTGGTATAATTGGAGATAAAAACTTAGGCGTTCAAAAAGATGTTATAAGAATAAATGCAGAAATAGATGACCAAAGAGATAGACTAAGAAAATCTGTTGAGACCATTGAAAGTCCTGAAGGATTTGTAAACTATGTGTCAGATGTAATGTCTAATCAGATACCAAGTCTAGTTGTAACATCTACTGGAGCTGGTGGTCTAGCTGCTATTGGAGTCTCAACTGCTGGAGAGAAGTACGCAGATATGAACAAAGAAGTTCTTGAAGGCAAGGCTACTTACTCTCCATTACAGATGGCCTCTGTTCCTTTCTTATATGGAGCTGCTGAGGTTGTGTCTGAAATACCTACTGTATCAATATTAAAAAAGGGAGGAAGACTACTAGAGTCGATAACTAAGAATGAGGCTGATTTAATAACTAAGTCTGTAAAGCAAAAGGCTAAAGAGTGGGCAAAGGACTGGTCTGTTGACACTGGAAAAGAAATTGCTGGAGAGGAGTTCACTAATTTTGCTCAAAACTTTACTGATAAGTATGTTCTAGGTAAAAAAGATGTTGGATTATTGGATAATGCTGGAACTGTTCT